TCATCCGTCAAAGCGCCAAGCAACTGGGCAGAAGTAAATGACCCCAGTAAGGTTGCATTACCCGACGAAGTAACTGCGCCGGTCAAGTTGGCGTTAGTAGTCACGTTACCCGCAGTCAATCCCGCCGCCGTGCCTGTAATGTTAGTACCGACCAAAGCAGACGGCGTACCCAAAGCAGGAGTCACCAATGTAGGAGAGGTTGCAAACACCAAAGCGCCTGAGCCTGTTTCATCTGTGACAGCCGTTGCAAGGTTGGCAGAGGACGGTGTACCAAGGAATGTGGCTATACCCGTGCCAAAGCTTGTAATGCCTGTGCCGCCGTTAGCAACAGCAAGCGTCCCTGCAACTGTTACCGCGCCAGAAGTTGCTGTAGCGGGTGTCAACCCTGTTGTGCCAAAAGAAATTGTTTCTACACCATCAACAACGGTGGTGGCAATCTTTACAAAATCCGAGCCGTTCCAAGCAGCTAAACATTTTTCAGCAGCCACAATTGTGACACCTGCGGTTGGCCCTACACCGCGCAATACAACAGAGCCTGTACCTGCATTGATGACAATATAGGGTTTACTCTGAGCTGGAGCTGTAATGTTACGTGTTGTGGCTCCGTTGCTGGCCGTCCACAAAATAACAGCTTGACGGGCTTGGTTGGCCGCAAGGACTGTGGTGGTCAACGTAACATCGGCATCAGCGCTCAATGTGGTTGTGCCCGCAATGGCGGAATCCACCAACGATGTGATTGAGTCATTAACAACATCACCCCAAGTGCCGTCAAGCTCACCATCGACTGGCAGCGCCAGCCCAAGTAGTGTGGTATTTCCAGTGGTCATAATGATCCTTGTGCTTTAAATTGTGTTGATGTCTTGCCATCCGGGCAACTGATCGTTATCTATATTTTGCCAGTTTGGTGTCTGGGAGTCATCAATTAAATTCCACAAAAGGGCGGAACTTGTTGAATCTAATAGGGTAGCTAGGTCAGATATGGCTGCATTGAACGTAACACCCACATTAGCCAAGTCAGTCACAGTCGCGGAATCGGTAGCTGTATTGGTGTAGACATTATTGAAGAATACCCAGCCTGTATTGTTTCCAGCGTCTATGTTTAAGTTCCCAACGTAGGCAAGCCATGTGGCCCCGCCTGTAGCTGCACTGTCTTGTATGGTCAGGTAGCTAACGCTGACCGTGCCTGTTGCTTGAGACAACGTGGCTTGAGAGCCGGGTGTATCGCTTTGCAAAAACTTTTGGTTTGTGCCCGATGTGGCAAAAGCTCCTACAATATTTGTTGTGCCCGCTTTGAGCTTGAGTGTGCAGTCTGTCAGCGTCAACGTGGTTATTACGGAAAAGGCATCTAGACAAGTCCAAGTTGCACCAGCGCCGTTAAAAGTAATATTGTCAGGAAACGACAATCCGTTTGACCGAACGGTTTTAGTGCCCGATGCTCCTAAAAACTGAGGGTCGCCTGTTCCAGCCATTGCTGTAGCCCCACCAGCATCAAAATTACCGTAGATCGCAATACTGTTGGGGAAACTTAACGTCCCAGTAAAACCAACCGCGCTAATGTTTTTATACGAACCTGATGTTGTTCCAAAGCCAATTGCGTCTGATCCAGCCGTGATTTCTACACTGATGGCGTTGGCTTCGCCCGCATTGCCCATAGTAATTCCGCGAGAACCTGTTGTGGCGTTAGTCGTAAGTTGAATTAGGGGGTTGGTTCCGGTGACTGTCAGGTTGGTTGCGGTTGAAGTTGACCAAACCGAGACAGCACTTCCCGTCAAAACAATCTTGCCTGTTGAGCCAAATGCAAGAGTTCGGGCGGTAGAAGCGGAACAATTCAAAATCACCGAAGTCAACGTATTGTTATTCAAAGTCAACGTGCCAGCAGCCACGGTAAACGTGCCCGTTACATTGGGGGCAACTATTGGGCTTAAGTCCAGTGTCGTGTTTGTAGTTAAGCTGACACCCCCGCCCGGAGAATTCAAATTGAGCTGGCTTAAGCGAATAGTTAGCCCTGCGGAATTTAGTGTTTGAACAGTGCCTTGGTTGGCAAAAGTCCACGTTGGCGAACCCGTGACGGTTGTCATTGTCATGGCTGTTGTAAGAGTCACATCACCATATAAAAATGGGTCACTATTACCCTGCGTCCAGTTAAACGCAACGGTACGACCGCTAAAGTTTAACGTTCCCATGTTCCAGCTGGTGCCAATAGTGACTGTGTTTCCAGTTCGCAAACCGTTGCCTGTAGTGGCTCCAGAATCATCAATGATGCACGTATCTTGAGCCAACGGGAAATTATTTAATGCTGGCACACCCCCGCTTGATGTGGCCCATGAAGTTCCAGCCCAGTCTGCGCTAGCTCCGTTGACGGTACTCCAGTATTTGTCAACTCCTGCGCCAAACGTGATATTGCTGTTATTTTTGCAATTACCCAAACGAGTACCAGTCCACGGAGACGCCGCAGAAGCGCCAGCGGCAACAATATCCCGAAAGTCAACATCAGATATAGCGGTTAGCGTGGCGACAGTCAATGTGCGCTGAGTGCCTAACGTGTTGCTCTGGACAAGAGTGCGTGTAACTGCTGATGCGCCGCTACTCAAAGTCAGTGTTGAAATTGTTTGATTTGCTGCAAGGCTGAAAAGCCGTAGCCCAGCCGCAGCAGTTGCGGCCTGAGTTAAAACGTTAAACGTGTTTATGCCGGTAATGGATGTTGTGCCAGCAGCGGTGCTGCTGAAGGTTACGTTGTAAAAAGTTTGAGCACCCCCGGCAAAGGTTGGGCTTGCTATATTGCAAGTTATTGCAGAAGTGCCAGCACTGAACGTCAGGTTGGTTGCTGTTGTAAAAGTTAGGGGTGTTGCGCTGGTCAAAGTTAGCGCGGATGCGTTTAACGATATAGACCTGACATTTGAGTTGCTTGAAATTAACCCCGCAGTCGTCAGCGCATAGTTACTTACGCTTGTACTAAAACTTCCAGCCGTAACGGTAAACGCATTGGTGATATGTGTAAACGCACTGCCCAATGTCCAGCCGCCACCAGCACCGTTTAATGTGACCGCCATTGCACCAAGCGTCACGTTGTTGGTCGTAATTGTTTTACCTGTGGTGGTTGCCAAAAAGTTAATGGCTGCACCACTAGTCGTAGTAAACACCACACCAGTAGCCGCACTTGTCCAGCTTCCAGAACAGTTAATAACCGCTGTGGCCCCCATAGTGATGGTAACGTTACCCACGGCAGGGCCAGCAATCGTAATGTCTTGTGCGTTTGCGTTTGTTCCCACTGTGACTGCGTAAGCTGTGGCGTTAGATAATGAATTGAAAATGACGTTATCGGTAGACGTAGGCGCAGAAGCACCTCCAGCACCGCCAGAGGTTGCAGACCAGTTAGTCGTGGTGGTTGCGTTCCAAGTACCCGCGCCGCCTACCCAATAACGATCAGCCATGCTTACTCCTCAACAGGAGGTGTTGTGACGTTGGCAAGCCACTGATCGTACCGGTCTTGCTTCATGGCCTCAATCTCAGCGTCAGTCATGGTTTGGCCGTCTAGCAAAACAATTGCGTCTGCGTACTTTCCGTATGGGCTGTCAAACTCAAAGTCAATCTTGACCATACTTACCCCGCCAAGCTAAAGGTATAAGTCACATTCAAAATATCGCCTGAAGCTACCGCTCGGTCTGCGGTTGTAAAGTCTGCTGCTGAGAATAAAACTCCAGTAGTGCCGCTTTTTGTGTTGTTACTAATGACAAATGCGCCGCCAACAGTTGCAGTGGCATTAATCAAGAACGAAGCAGGTGAAGCTGAATTTGTAACAACTGTGGGGTTGGCCGCTGACCCAGCAACAAAAACAGCTTGCGGGCGTGTGGCGTTTCCATAAGGCACAATCTCAGTCCACCCCGCATGGGAGGCTGCGGTATCGGTAGCTGCTGGATTGTTTGTTGCTTGCGCTCCATATATACCAACATACCAAAGAGTGACCTGCGTAACCCCAGCAAGAGTCGAGTTAGCCATCTGAGCAAGGCCCGTGTTTACGACCAGATTGCTTTCCTCTGCCACCCATTTTAGGCCGCCCTGTTGGTCAAAGCACTCTAATTTAAACTTACCTGTAGCGTGTGCAGTTTCTGTGTACATGATAGTTTGTCTTTGGTTACAGCATCAGTTGGAACTTCTGATAAGTGCTGATGATGCCGTGTTTGCAGGCATCGTAATTGTAAAGTTGGAAGATGTTTTGTCTGAGCCAAAATCCAACACGGCGATAGATTTATTGCCTTGCGTAACGTTATAAATCAAAGCACACCGAGCTGTTACTGCCGCACCAAAAACCACATTGGCAAAATTTACATACGCAGTGTAGTCTTCGGAGCTAATGGTAACCCCCGTCAAAACCACGCCGGTAGGCGTATAGCCACCACCGGAAACCTCGTTAACTGCGGAGTAAACGGTTGTGGCTGCGTTCAAATTAGCATTAGCCGTATACAAAGCGATCTTTAATACGTCGGTAGACAGATCGTGAACGCCTTGATATAGCTCTTTTTTGAAGCTGGTGGTTTGGGTTTGGACAATTGAACTCATGAGACTGAGACCCTAACTTGCCCGTCGCGGTAAGCGTCTGCGCGTTGCTTGCCATCTGACAAATTCTTATACAAAGCAATTGCTTGAACATACCGTTCTTGCGCAACGGTTAACATGCCCTGATCGCCCTTCATGTAGACAAGGGCTTCGCAGATTGTTCCGTATAACAACACAGAATCAAAGTTATCACCCAACCATGTTGTGCCAGCAGTAACAATAGACTCGGGGTAGTAGTTGTAGTGAAGTTCTGCGTTGTACGATGAATCAGGTGTTGGGCCAACAATAAATGTAAGCTCGTTGGTGATCCCGCCTAAAACGGTAGGGCCAAAAATGGCGTAGTGCTTAGGCTCAGAGGCAAACGCAGACAAAGGATATGCCTCACGGATGAAATTAACATCTTTATTGAGTAAATACAGATAGTCTCCTTGGAAGACTACAGAGCCTGATACCGTGTTACTGTTAGCCACGGTTAAAGTAATTGTAGTTCCTGCAATGCTTCTGACTACTGAATTAGTCCCAATGCCTGTACCAGTGACTTGCTGGCCTACAGCAATACCCGTAGCACTTGCCACCACAATTGTTTTCTGCCCAGAAGTTCCTGTGGCAGTTGTAGTGTTGTACGGATATATAGCAAGGCTATACACTGACAGGAAATCTCCCGGTGCCGCCAAGTACTTATTCCCAGACGACAAAGAGCCAGTCACATTCTTTCTTAAGTTAGCAGGTTGCGCCGTGTTATAGATGCGCTGCTCCGCCTGACGAATGAACACATTCATATTGTCAGTTGGGAAAGAGTTCTCGCAGTA